CAACAAACTAGAGATGGGACTTCTGTTGTTACTCCGCACGTAACTCTTGCTTTCTATAAATCAAATGGTTCAATCACCACAAGAACAGAATCTTCCGGAACCTTTACAGAATTGAGTAGTGGAACAAACAACTATATCAAATATAAAATATTTAATACCAATGCTGAGAGACTAAGTACAAATATTGATATGGCTGATTATGGATGGAATGGTTTAGCATCATGTATTATTAGTTTCGCTAAGACCTGATCGAACCACTTCAGAAAGTGGCACAGAAGACCCTTCAGACCCCCTGGAGGGTCTTATTGTATGAATGTACCAGGAACCACCCTATGCAACGTACAACGCTTGACAGACTGATCTTCGTATCATCCTTCTGCATCTTCATGAACTGGGGTGTGCGTGTTGTTCATTCGGTACTGAACTATGCTCTATCTTGATCTGAGTGGATACAACTACAGCAAGAAACTATGCGAAAGTGTGGTGACTTGGTTCATCAAAAAATATCTTCCAAGGCACAAACTTGAGATTGAAGTATCTCATCGTGGCATGATGAGGGAAGGTTTCTATGGACTTTGCACTGTTCAAGATTGTGATCATCGTCCTAGGTCTTTTCTGATTGAACTTCATAATAAGATGGAGCGTGAGTTTTACATCCAAACTCTGCTTCATGAGTTAGTTCATGTGCGTCAACATGTTCGTGGTGAGTTAAAAGATCGTGGGTCAAAAAGGCTATGGAAAGGTGTGGATCATAGTCAAACTGATTATGAAGATCAACCTTGGGAAGTTGAAGCATATGACCTTGAAGTAAAGTTGTGTAAAGAATACTTGAAAGACTTGACATGACCCCCAAAACCCTATACAATAACCTTTGTCAGGGTTGATAAGGAATTAAGCTTTAAGAATCTATTATAACTAAAGAGGTATATTAGGAACTTCTTATGAAGAAGAAAGTTGCTATCTTTGGATCCGCAAGAACTTCACCGGAATCTGGACTTTATCAGTCGGTGGAGAGAATGGCAAAGAATCTATCCGAAAAGGGATGGATTATTGTAACTGGTGGTGGACCAGGAACGATGGAAGCAGCAAATAAGGGTGCAATGAGTGCATGTGGTGATACTGAGACTTGTTCTCTTGCTCATGCAATTTATCTGCCTTTTGAAGAAGCAGTCAATGAATATGTTCAGGAGCATACAAAGCACAATGACTTCTTTACACGTCTGCAGACATTCTCTGAGTGTGATGCCTTTATCGTAACACCAGGAGGAATTGGAACACTTCTGGAAATGTCATTGGTTTATCAACTCATTCAGGTTTCTCATTTGGAAAGAAAACCTGTCATTTGTGTGGGAAGAATGTGGAGATCGTTCAGGCATTGGTTGGAAGATGAAATGTTGGATAATCATTTTCTCAATTATGATGAAATGAAGATGATTCACTATGTGGATCGTTTTAGTGAAGCAGTTCATATTCTTGAGGGATACGATATCAATTGATAAACTGGCACATTGGGGGACTTCGGTTCCCCTTTTCTGTCTATATACTGTTCGTAGTTGCAATATGATGATGCCAATTCCTCTGGATTTTTTGTTTTCGGATCGAACTCTTGATTTTGTGCTTCCTGAGCGATTGCTTCAGAAGACTCCCGAACCAGTGACTGATGCAGAACGCATCGCTGAAAACCCTGATCAGGACAGGACCGAAAATTGAATTTTTGATCAATTTTGCGCTTCGTGGGAGAATGTTCACGGTGAGCAGGTCCATGATGCGTTTTTGTTAAATTACAATGGAGTGACCATGACATATGATAAGTTTCGCCTCATCGCTGGCACAGCAAATGAACAACTTTCGCGGGAAATTGCTGAGTATTTGAATGTCGAACTGACGGATAGAACAATCAAATCATTCGCAGATGGTGAAACTTATGGGCAAGTAAATGCTGCAGTAAGAGGTTGCAATGTGTTTATTGTGCAACCAACTTGTGCCCCAACAAATGATCATCTGATGGAGATTTTGATCTTGATTGATGCCTGTCGTCGTGCATCAGCAAGGGAAATTACAGCAGTGATTCCTTATTTTGGATATGCCAGGTCAGATCGAAAGGCAGCAGGAAGAGAGAGTATTACTGCAAAGTTGGTGGCAAATCTTCTTACTTCCGCAGGAGCAGATCGTGTTCTTTCGATGGATCTTCATTCGGCACAGATTCAGGGATACTTTGATATTCCCTGTGACAATACATACGGTGCTCCGAGCATGGCAAAGTATCTTCGGACAAAGTATGCATCTGAATTGGATGATGTGGTCGTGGTCTCTCCTGATGTTGGTGGAGTTGCAAGAGCAAGATCTTTTGGTAAGTTGTTAAACAATGCACCACTTGCAATTGTGGATAAGAGAAGAACCGCACATAACATTGCAGAAAGTTTAACGGTAATTGGTGATGTAGAAAATAAGATTGCCATTCTTGTTGATGACATGATTGATACTGGTGGAACCATCTCCGGAGCAGCAAAGTTACTCAAACAACGTGGTGCAAGAAAGGTATTGGCATGTGCTACACATGGAGTATTATCCTATCCAGCAGTTGAACGAATCTCTGAACCGGGAGTATTTGAAGAGGTTGTGATTACAAATACCATTCCAGTTCCTCCAGAGAAGAACTTTCCACATCTTCAAGTTCTTTCCATTTCAAATGTAATGGGAGAGGCAATTTCTAGAATTCATGAAGAAGTTTCGATGAGTAGTATGTTCCAATGAAAGAAGGATTTATCACAAAAGATGGATACGCTGCAGTTCCCTTTGGAAAAAAGCAGTTGATGATTATTTTTTATGGTCAGCAATTGGAAGTTGTGAATACGGAACTTCAGGCAAAAAGGTTTATTGCAAAGCATCGAACTAATCCAAAGGTGGGAACTGTTTTTGTGCCGGAATAGAAAGTGGCACATCAATCCCATTCGGAGGAGAAATTGCAGTATAATAAAAATGTAGGAAAGGACCCCATGAAGAAACGCTTTATTCATGTTTCTCCAAAAACTCAAAAGGCTAAGATTATTTTCAATCAATTCATGCACGGACTTCACTCATGTATAATAGATAAAGAGGATGGAAACAAAATGTTTCTGATCTCCATCAGTCAAAGGCATTCCTTTTGGATTGAACGTGGTGGTAATTTGGATTGGGAGATTATTAAATGAAACTATTAGCCTTGGCTTCTACACTTCCCCTGCTCATGGGAAGTGGCAGTGGGGTGATTAGTCAAGCAGCATCAAAAACTGAGTATGTGGATCCGACTGCAGAGCAGCGAGTTGTGCAGTTTAATGCCAATCGTGCATGTGCCATTCTTTCAGATATTCCGTATCAAAAGGCACATGTAAAAACTGAAAAGTGGGAAGAATTTGTGTCTTGTATGCAATTCATGCGAGACATCAATGGTATAACGTATTAACATAAATACTACCAGTGAATATCTAAATCATGATTCACGTCTTTCTATTTGTTCCAATTTTTATGTCATCAGTTACACTTAGTTGTTCGGATGCACAGAAAATTGCCTCATCTGTAATGTTGGCAAAGGGTCTTACAATGACTCAGAGAGAAGAAATTATATCCAATCTACAGGAAACTGTTTCTGAATGTCCTCTCACAACAAAGGAATCTAAAAAATGATTAGTCAACAATACGCAAACGCTTGCGATCTTATGGTAGAAGATCTCTGGGAAGTTCATTCCAGAATCCGAGTAATGGCTAAAGAACTTGGGTGTGAAACTGAATTGGAAGAAGTGAAGAATGAACTGCTGGTGTATCTTAAGGGAAAAAGGAACTCATGATTCAATTCTATGTTTGGTTGGCAATTTTCGCTGTAGTCGGATATTTTATCGTCACAGATCGATCGATTGCAGAGTATTTTTTGCTAATCATTGGATGGATTAAACTCCATTTCCAAAGATGGGTGTTTATGGCGTCCTGGCATATTCGTCATAATCCAAGAAATCCATTTGTGAAGTGGCATCTTGATCGAAAGTATCATGCTATGGCGAAAGAACTGCTACAAGCACAGCAAGTTTGTGAAGATTGAGGAACACTTTATTATGAAATGTTATAAGCCATACTCACCAGAGTGGCATCGAAGACGTTTTCTAAAGGAAGCGTTGGACAAATATTTGGATGATTATGTTGCCAACGCTGTGATTTTGGGTGATATTCTTGATATTCTTTCTGAGAGATCGGAAAGTGCATATGCAGAGTTCTCTAAACTTAATGAGTTAGAAGCGATGCTGCATGAAACAGATGTAAAATAAATTAAGGGGTTGCATTACAAATGCTTTCTACACAATATCGCTTGAGACTAGAAGAGATTTGCAATAGAATTTCTCACCGCGAACCAGTTGGACTAGAGGATATGATCTGGGCAGAGAAACTTGCAAAAGCAAATCGATCTGCAGCAACAATGCTTCGTCAGGCAAGAAGAAGAGCAGCTAATCCGGATATGGTTGAGGGCAGCCTGGACGATTTTATGAATATTATGGATCTTGGGGATCCGGATCCCAGAAATCATAGATCACGATTTGATGGTGCGGATGATATAATTGATTGGTTTAAGCAAGATAAACCAGATGACTGGAGGCAGAGAGACTGATGCAAAGTGAATTTGAATTTCTGTTCACGGAGACTATCAAGGTTCTTGTGAATGTTTTTTATGTTTTGGTATTTTTTACTGGTGGACTCTATCTTGGTTACTTAATTGGGCGAATTCACGGTCGGGATGACTAATCCTGGAGTTTTATATGTCTTACTCAGAAGCGCATGATTTTAGTCGATTATTTTTTAAAAATGTCGATGTGAGAATAGAAAAACTTGGATCACAACACTATTGGATTGGAGTTGAAAGGCCCGGTAGTGGAACACAAGCATCTGTAAATTTCTGGATAGAAACGGATTTGCAGATTAGGTCAAGATTCACAGAAGTCAAGCATGATGATGATGACAATCCACGATATGGAATTCTACCGTAAGGAGACGGTTTATAAAGTGGCATAGTCCTTGCTGCTTGCACAGGACTGGTGCTATAATGAATACATGAATGAGGAGAAGTGACTATGTTGACCGGTGGACACGTGAAGTTTCTGTATCACACAGAAGGTTCCGAATATAACTCTTTGTATAAAGATCTGGTTGATAATCAAACAGTTGAGATTCAATCTCCTGTAACAGATCTGAATATTCATCAATATTTCAATTTGTTCAATAGTTTTCTTCGCGCAGTTGGATTTGCGGATGAAACTATTATGAACGGAGCAGCGCAATGTGCATTTAATGAGATGCGCAGAGTAGAAGATATGCGTAAGGTTGCTGAGAACAACGATCTTATTCTTGATGAGGACTTGGGTGAGCGTATTGTGGAGTCTGTTGCTCCCGTGGAAGAACGTGCTCTGGCAGCAGAGACACGTGCCAAGGAGTTGAGTGAGGTTGTTCTTGATCTGAAAGCACAACTTTCCCGTGCTCTAAATCCAGATAATCCAAATTATACGGATGAAGAAGTCGAGGCAATGACTGAAGAAATTATGCGCGAAGTGGAGAATGAACTTGAAGTTGCTAGAATGTTTCTGACTTGAGGAATTTTGTGATATTGTTCCCCGAACTTATTTGAGATAAATTATTATGACTAAACAAAACGGATTTATTGACCCAGCTGCTATTCTGCTTGTTGTTGGTGTATTTGTGGTTGGTGGACTCATCTTTATTGGTGGTCCACAATATAATGTGTGGCAGCAATCTCTTGCTGGTAAAGCAGAACTACAAAAGGCAGAATACACCCGACAGGTTGCTGTGCTTGAGGCACAAGCAAAGAAAGATTCGGCACAACAACTTGCTGATGCTGAGATCATTCGTGCTCAAGGTGTTGCTAAAGCAAACTCCATTATTGGCGAGAGTCTGAAGGATAATCCTGCTTATCTTCAGTATCTGTGGATTACTGAGGGTGAGAAAGATTCCAATCGCACAGTGTATATGGTTCCCAGTAATGGTGGAGCACCAATCCCCACTTTTGATATTCAACAACCACAACCCAAAAAGTGATATGATTATTTTTCCAGTGGCATGTATTTTGTTTGGATGTCTTCAGGACGTTCCTATTGATCGTATTAACAGCGCGATTGATAATCCTGTCCGCGCCGTTCAAACTGCCATGCCACGGAAGACAACAAAACCGAAGATGGCATGTTATGTTGAAGGAGTTTTTTATGTGGGGTGCCCAAAATGATTGAACAAGTAGTATTGTATTCAAACGGAAGTCAAGAGTGTGAGCGCATTAAAATGCTTCTTCAAAGCATTGGTGGGGAATATCATGAATATCATCTTGGCGTTGATTTTAGTGATCGCCAATTTCGTCAGGAATTTGGAAGTGAGGCAGAGTATCCGCAGGTTGCAATTGGATTAAATCATATTGGCAGCTTAAAGGAAACTCTACAGTATCTTAACACCAGGGGTGTAGTATGAAGGAAGTAATTGTTGCTAAAGTTTCGGAAGAGGACTATCGAAAGGTTCAGGAAGAAGTAGCAAAACAAGAAGCATATAATAAAGCATGGGAAGCAGTAGAAAAACTCTATGCTGAAAATGGTGATGCTCTAAAAGAACTTGCTGATATCGAAAAGGAGGAACGAATGGATGCAATCAGAACTGCCATTGATGGTATTGGTAAGTATTCTGATGCTCTCAAAGAACTTCGTAAGATTGAACATGAAGAACTGATTGAAGAACTGCAAGCAAAGAAGAAAGAAAACTTTCAACTGGTTGCCGATGCTTGTATGAAAGAGTATGAGCAAAAATACAATCGTGATGTATTCCCAGTAGATGAGCACTGGGTTTATATGGTTTCTGAACACTTTGGCACAGGTGAAGGTCAAACTGTCTGTGTTATGATGACTCAAGCATGTCCTTATGGTGATGACTTTGAAAATGGGAATTTTTATGTGCCCATCAACTCTCAGCAATATCGTGCTGTGAGAGCATTTCATGAGCAGTTTGGCACTTGGTATCTTCATGGTCTCAGATTTCTCAGTAAAGAAGATTTCTTCAGTGAATATTCATACTACATTCCTCCTGCGATAATGAAACTCTTCAATAAGAGTTGCTTCAAAGATTTCTACACCCGTGTTCACTACAATTTCTCATGACTAATAAAGAACTTTACAATCCCGATGAGTTTCTGCTTGATGGCATCAAAGAGTATCACTATGAAGTGATGGATGAAGGACATCATGTGTGGATGGCATTCTATTTTGAGAATGGCAACACGGGACACTTGAATATTTTTCTGAACGACGGTAGGATACATACACGTTATGAGGAATGGGATGAAGATGCCATCTAAAATGAAACAATGGATCGAGGATGTTCTGTGGTCATGGAGAAATTGTATTACCGTTAGATTTGATAATTACAATGACAATATTGATCGCTGTGCATTCTTCGAAGAGTTGAATAGTGGGTGGTATCAAATGTATATCTACCCATATGATGACATGTATATTCCTATCATTAGCAAAGAACGTAGGTTGCGGTTAGATCAACAACCCTACACATTCTATGTGTCTGAGGAGGATTATGATGCCCTAATGGAAAGTTTGGAGAATCCACCAGAACCGTCAGAGGCATTACTTGAACTCTTTAAACGTAAATTGCCGTGGGACACTTGATGAACTGTCACAATTCCCCCCACGTTTGAGTGGGATCACCCCTAATATGAGTATATGAAAAGGAGAGGATCAATGAGTCAGAACAAATCGGTTAATGTGAATGGTGGAATGGGATTGACTGGATGGCTGACCGTCCTGTTTGTTGGACTTAAACTCACTGGACACATTACATGGCCTTGGATTTGGGTTCTTTCGCCCCTATGGATTGGTTTTTCGATTGGAGTTGTAATTTTTCTAATTGTCTTTTTGGTTCTGTTTTTGAGTGGTAGGTGATGCGTAAAGTCGTTGTAAAACCAAAGACAAGCAAAGCAAAAAATCGTCTTGCAAATACAATGGAGGGAAATCCTGTCTGTATCGTAGAGCAGGATACTGGTGGTGAGATGTTTCTTGCGTCAGAAAATCGCAAATACTTTTTCTGGATCAGCACTCGCACAGGAACCTCCAGATTTGGAGACAAAATGGATGCTAATTGGGAAATTATAAGTGAGATTAAAGAGGTGATCGAATGAAACCAAATTTCCGAAAAGTGTTAGAGATGGCTCTTGAAGAAGGTGTTAGATTTGGATACAATCGTGCTCATAAACACGTGGAGAACCCACATGAAGATGCTGTGGTTGATTTAGTTGTTGAAGGTGCGATGAATTCTCTTTATGAATGGTTTGATTTTGGCGATGACACTTGATTAACTGGCACACCGACCCACTCCAGGTCGGTTTTTTGCCTTATAATGTTCATATACGAAAGAGAGCGATGACCCCCATCAATAAACAGCACTGGGATGATCTCTATGCCCGTCTGCACGATGCCTATGTGGAGTGCTTAAAGCATAATAATCCAACCTATGAACAGAAACTAGCACAGGTTCTGGATCATATGATCATGAACAAAAAGTATCTTTATATCCGATGAACTACGTTTGCATTATTGACGAAGTTGTTCAATTTTCCAGCACTAGTCCAAATGACTTCGCACATTATCTTATGATGTATGAAGACGAAATCTTTGAGGCAGAAGAGCGGGGTGAGTTTGTTCAGATGCTCTCTTTGAATGATGAAGAGTTTGATGCTATGTTCCCTGCGGAGGATGAAGATGAGCTTACTTGATACTTTGAACTATCTCATACAGGAACAGGAGGGTCATCTTCAATGCTGTGAATGGGATATTCGCGAAGAAACTAATCAAGAAAATCCTGACCTTGATTGGTATTGTGAGCAATGGGATCTGTGCTATGAACGGATAAACGATCTTCATAAAAT